TTGAGACAGAACTGGCACTCCAAAAACAAATAAGCATAGAGAATCACAACAGAGTAAGCAGCTTGTTAGCAGTTGTCGGAGTAGGATTAACCATTATAACAATACTGATAAATGTATACTTCAACATCATAAACTAAACATTAAAAGGGATTGTGCAATATTTAATACAGAATGCACAAGTAAAAAGGAGAATTGCATTATGGCCACTAAATTTAATGAAGAAATCTGCAACGAATTATGCCAATACAGGGAAGAAGGATTAGATATGAAGTATTGTGCCGACCTTGCAGGCATACACCGTAACACTCTCACTAATTGGATAAACAAGGGGAAAAAGGCGAAGAGTGGGAAATACCATGATTTCTTTCTTAGATGGAAACGAGCAACCGCCAAGTACATACGGTTACATCAGAACCATATCGCCGAGAGCAATAGTTGGTTAGCACATCAATACCTGTTACAGGTTACCGACCCAGAGCTTTATGTTGTGGCAGAGAAACAGGAAATGGAAGCCAACATTAACGCCGAAGCTAATGTCAATGCAGATGTGGATTTGACAAGTGATGACTTCCTAACTCGCGAGCTTGACCTGATGAAAAAGATAATCGAGGACAAAAAAGAATGATAAGTGCGGAAGACATAAGCCGAACCAATCATGGAGTATTAGGCCTAGGCCGTTGGAGCATCTATATTAACAATGGGTACTGGCAACCAAGAGACTTCGATGTCCTTATAATTGAATTGTTGCAGTACGCATTGCAAGGCAGGGTAAGTAAGATATTGTTAGGTGTTCCGAGTAGGCATGGGAAATCCACCTTGATTAGTAAGAACTTCGCCAGTTACTTCCTTGCACACTTCCCAAATGACAAGGTCATATTAACTGCTTATAGCCAAGGATTAGCAAGTGAATTCGGTGGACAAGTCAAAGACGTACTCAACTACTACGGCGGATTATCTCCATATAAAGTAAGCCTATCCACCGACAGTAAAGCAAAGAACAAGTTCAAACTCAACCACCCCTACCATGGTCAGATGCTAGCAGTCGGAGCCGGAGGCTCAATCCTTGGTTTCGGAGCAGGCTTATTCATAGTGGACGATCCAATCAAGAATGTTGCGGATGCCGAGTCAAGTGTTAAGCAGCAACGGTTAGCGGATTGGTTTGGTGGTACTGCTAAGACACGATTGGAGAGGCGTAGTAATGGTTTGCCACCGATAATGTTAGTCATAGCACAACGATTGCACTTGAAAGACCTACACGGCATTATAAGGGAAACCGAACCAACAATCCCCGCGAAGGAAGGCCTAGCAATACTCCGAAGTGGTGGCAGTATAGACCCTAACACATGGATAGACCTTAACATACCCGCTATCTGTGACAGTCCTGATGACCTACTTGGCAGAAAGATAGGGGAGGCTCTTTGGCCACAACAGAGAAGCACCGAGTGGCTGATGGCAGAAAAAAAAGCAATGGGCAGTTACCTATTCAATGCAATCTACCAAGGACAACCAGTAGAAAGAGACGGGAACATCTTCAAACGAGAGTGGTTTATGGATGACCGAACACACCATATTTATAATCAGATAACACTGGATGAACTTCCAAAGGATTTGCCAATGCTCAGGTACTGGGACTTCGCCGCAAGTGGCAAGGAAGGAGACCAAACCAGTGGACTACTCACTGGCTACGATGGAACTAACCTATACTTCATCGACCTTGTGCATGGCAACTGGTCCAGTAACGAGGTACTTAAACGATTCAAAAAGACCGCCCACAAAGACGGCAGGAATGTACTGATTAAGATAGAGCAGGAACCAGGAAGCGGAAGCAAACTATTAATCAGCAGATTCCGTAACGAGAAAGACCTAAGGAAACACCACATCAGGAGTGACAAGGTTAACTTGAAAAAGAATGTACGGAGCTTCGACCTGGAAGCCATAGCCGAGGACCACCGATGCTACTTCGTAAAGGCTGATTGGAATATCGACCTAATAGACCAACTAGTCAGTTTCACTGGTAAAGAAGGAGCCAGTGATGATATGGTCGACACCGCAACAGGAAGTGCACGGCACTGGTTAAGACCAAAACGAAAAATCAAAGCATAATAAAGAGTGATAGTGTATGACAAAAAAGAGACATAGTGATAGTTTCATAGTAACAATCGATGATAATGATGGAATGCACCTAGTAGACCAATTAGAACTCAACAAGTATTCCTTGAAAGCGAATATCGACCCCGCGACAGGGAGCAAACAAGAAATAAGCGACCCACTCAAACAAGGCATCAGCATATTGAATCCGAAGTATGATCCATACGACCTTGTAGCATTATTGGATTTGTATACTTATCATGCTGCTTGTGTTGAGGCGGTGGCGGTTGACACTACTGGTGTGAATTATACCTTGAAGCCATTGGAGGGTGTTGAGCCAGTAGAGGCTGAGAAGGAAAGGTTTGTTGAGGTTTTGGAGAATAGTAGTCCGAGCATTAATACTCAGTTGCAACGGATGGTTTATGACCGTAGGGCGATTGGTTATGGTGCGATTGAGATTATCCGTGAGGATACCAGCAAATCGGATATTATAAGGCTCAAGCATATTCCTGCACAAACACTCAGGCGTCATACTGATATGAAGAGAGTCCTGCACACCACCCCAGATGGCAAAAGGGTATGGTTTGTGATTTATGGCAAGAATTATGATAATGATGGTAATCTTGTTGATGTGGATGCGGATACTGGTGAATTCAAACCATATAACAGTTTACCTGCGGAGCGTAAGGCTAATGAGTTGTTATGGAGTATGGAGTACGCACCTGGAACAGACTACTACGGAAGGCCTCCAATAGTCAGTTGTCTTGGCAGTATTAAGGGGGATATTGGAGCGGTCAAGTATAACAATGCATTCTTTGACAATTATGGTATGCCGAAGTTTGCAATCACAGTTACAGGTGATTTTGCGGATTATGACCTGGAACCTGATGACCCCGAGTATGATGTAACCCAGACACTCCGTTATAAGATTGGTCAACAGATTAAGGAAGTCATCAAGAATCCACACAGTGCTATCTGCATTACCATTCCATCAGAGGGTGAAGAAGGAAATGTAGACCTTAAAATCACACCATTAAGTGTACAAGCGGAAGAAGGCCATTTCAGAATGTACCGTAAGGATACCCGTGATGAAGTATTGCACGCGCATCAGGTAGACCCATCAAGATTAGGCATCTTCGATAGTGGTAATCTGAATGGTAGTAACAGCGAGTCAACAATGGCATCCTATAAATATGGAACCATCGCTCCAATCAAATCCGAGTGCGAAGCATTAATCAATCAAATCGGTGCGGAACTTGGCTGCACTAGTTGGAGATTCAGTATTGAAGAAGTGGCACCAATCGACTACACAAAGGATTTGGCATTGGCGGAGTTCCTGTTTGCAAGGGGTGCTATGACTATTAAGGAATTGATTGATAATTTCGGCAATAAATTCGGATTAACAATTGAAGACGAAGAGGATTATTACTTGAATGCTCGTTATATTAACAATATTCCATTGGAGAAAGTGTGGAATGATACTGAGAACAATCCAATGCTCGAAGTGGATACTATACTCGGCAGTTTGGAAGACCAATTATGGAATGATAATGAAGAGGTAGAGGATGACATTACCCGAGAGGACCAAGAGACAGTTACTGGCAACCCAGGTCGCATTGAAGCGAAGGCAGAATAACGAAGCCCAACTCGAACGGGAACTAGGCCGTTTCTTCCGTAAGCTTAAAAAGAGTGTCTTAAAAGGATTAGATGAGTATTGGAGCGATTACCAATTACTCCAAGGCCAGGTTAATCTGATGCTAAGCCCAATCCACGAAGCTCACAAGGAATATTATGAGATTATCAGGAAGTATAAGCTCCGAGAATACCAGTTAGGAAAGGCTGAGGCTAAACGGTTAACCAAGCGAGCAAACAAGGACCGGGTCGCTCTTAAAGCAGTTACTACACTAGGGATTCAGGGCTTTGTTGACAAGGATAAGAATAACTTGTTTGGCACAATCCCAAAGGCGGAACAAGACCTACTCAACAGAACATTCAAGACCAGTCAGAACACACTAAACCGAGTAGACAACCAACTCAACCAGATTATAAGTGAGGGTTACCGAGAGGGAAAGGGCATAAACAAGGTCGCAAATGACATCACAAAAAGGTTCGACCAGTTAGCGAACTGGGAAGCCCGACGAATCGCACGGACTGAGATAAACACCAGCCACAACCAAGCAACAAGAGACCAATACCGGGAGGATGGTGTCGAGTATACTCAATGGATCGCCGCAGGTGATGACAGGACACGTGATAGTCATGTGGATGTTGATGGTGAGATTATACCGATTGATGGCAAATATAGTAATGGTTTAGCGTTTCCTGGTGATACTTCCGGCCCTATTGAAGAGTGGATTAATTGTAGGTGTAGTAATGCTCCTTTTGTGGTGCCTTATGGTTTTATGGCTCCAAGTTTTAGTCCGTTCCGTGAGTCTGACCTTGTGCCGATTAATACGGAAAGTTTGGGTGAGCCTACTCCTGAGCAGTTGGAGCAGAACCTCACTCAGGAGCAGAGAAGCCAATATGATGCTTATAGTAGGGCGGTTAATGAGGCACAAGCAGTTATTGATAGTAAGTTTAGTCTGCCACGTGAACGATTGCAGGCACGAACCCAGTTAGAGTATAATTTGAGCCGGCTTAATCAGTTGAAGTTGGTGGCTAATGGTGAATTGGCAAGGGGTTACCAACAGATAATCGGAGCCGTAACAACAGAACAAACAAACCCCGAACACGATAAATACGGGTTAACTCCTGAAGAAACCGCAAAACTACAAGAAATACAAACAAAATTAGACAATGGAGAAAAACTAAAATTCCTTGAAAAAACAGCACGAAGAAAATTATTAGAAAAACAAGAATTTAATGAACTATGGAACAAAAAAATCTCCAACAAACTATCCGAGGCAGAGAATGCCCGCTTTGAAGAGTTAGCCGAAAAATTAGAGTTACTCCCTAAAGAACAAAAGGGTATTAAAGATGTGTTCACAGACCCAGAGGCATTTAAACTCAATCCTGAAGAGCAAGTCAGATTAGAAGAACTCAATCAGAAAAGAAGGGATAAAAACACAACACCTCTTGAGAATACTGAATTAAGAGAACTCCGGGCCCGAAGGGATATTACAGAACTCCATGAAGAGCTACTTAAAAACGGTTTGGATGAAATCAATACAAAAAGGTATATTCAAAAATACAGGAACCTTAAAGAAAACTTCAATTATGACCTCCCAGGCATAGACCCAACTCTTAAATTCACTACTCCTAAACCACTTAGGGAAAGTATCCCTTATGAAGAGTCTCAAATAGGCGACAGGTATGCTCTCACTAAAGCAGAAGCTGAAGAGTTATACCTCCTAGAAAAGAAGCAGCTTATTGATGAAGAGATGGGAAGCCACTTATTAAGTGAAGCAGAAAAAACACAACTGGAACTCCTGCAAGACCAAAGGTACTTTAATACACTTTACTACAAAAGTGAACATGATGGAGGTTTAGATTACTATGCTACCCAAGATTTTAATACTTTACATAACAAATTAAAATCTAAATTACATTTACCGGATAACCTGTTAACTCAAAGATTAACCCAATTTTCAAATGAAGCCCCATCTGGAGGCACCGGTCGACGAATCAAAATGAAAGGCACAACAGAGACAGGCGCTTTGCCAGGCAATCGTAAAGTTGAAGAGTTATTTAGTACAGATGTGCTTAAATTAACTCCGCGTGAGAAACAAGTATTAAACCGTTGGCTTGGAAATGATTATGCCCTATTCAGAGATGTTATAACAAGATGCAGAGGCGATTTCAACGCATTCAGCAAGTATGTAAAAGGGTTAGATGAATCCCAACAGAAGAAGAAATACAATTTTATACATAATGCCCTTAAAAAAGGCGATACTGTAAGAGCCGAAGAGTTAATAACCGAGACTTATCATAGCATTATGCACGATGTCCCACTCCTTGAGAATATCCTTGAAAACAATTATGTCACCAAAAACATGACTGGATGGAGAGTAGAGGAACACCACCACCTAGGATCCAATCCGAAGGTTGGAGATGTAATAACTTTTGAGGGTTACAATAGTGTAGCAGTTACAAAGGCCGGAGCGGAGCACTTCGCGGATATTAGCCATAGGACTATGGAATGGATGTACGAGATTGAAATTGATGCTGGAACAAAAGGAGCATATGTTGGTGAATTAAACGAGAATCCTAAGTTTGCTCAGGAGATGGAACTCTTATTGAACAAGGATACTAAGATGGAAATCATCGAATTTGATGCGGCGAACCATTATGCAAAATTAAGAGTTATCCCAGAATCTGAAAAAATCGTAAAAGAACCAAGCTTCGACCAAATTAAACAAAACCTCACAAGGAAAGAACAAAAACAATTAGAAGGATTCCAAAGGCAGATAAGGGAAGCTGAAGAATGGTTACGCAATAACCCTGAGGCAACTGCTAAACAGAAAGAAGCCATCAATACGGAGATTAAACAAAAAACCATTAAAATTAACAAGTTAAAAGAAAAAGCACTTGGCAAAACAACAGAACCTACAAGCAAGGCCCCAATTAAACCAGTAGAACAAACCCCAGAAACACCTGTTGAAACATACTCATTAGAAGCATTTAAACAAGAAACCCCATTAACAGACTTTGACAAAGTCTTCGAGTGGGCCGATAAACGATGCAAAGGCAAGATAGAATGGGGTTACAAATTCGATACAAAAACTGGAAAACTGAAAGGTGACGAAATCAGAGGAGTTAAAGGTAAAGTCTCAATGATGGATGAAGGGCCAAATGTAGGAAGTATGCACATACATACTGAGGAGGGAATGAGTTTCCCATCAGATGAAGACATCATAGGGTACAGATGTATGAAAGAACAAGACCATTATATCGTATCACCTAATGAGATTTGGTATGTTCATGCAGAAGAAAGCTTTGGACCTATGGGGCGATTAACTCAGATGGACATAACAAAAGTTTATGGTGAATGTATCAAAGAAGGTAATGCTGCTGTTGAAAAACAAATGAGAGAGGGCAAAATAGGCTTGGATGAAAAATCAATCAAAAGAGCCGCTGATAAAGAGATTGGAGACAGACTCTTGAAAGAGTTTAGCAAACCAGAATGGAAAGACAAAGGATTGATTGTTAGGAGGGCTTACAGATGAATGACGAATATGAAATTGATGATACAGAGTTTTTGAAAGAGAAATTTTTAAAAAGATTACGTGAGTTGGCCGAAGAGATAAAAGAAAAAGATGGGGAGCGGGAGTCTGATGTATGAATTAGATTTAGAGTACATTGAAAAACAGATAAATGAACTCTCTTCAACAGATAAAGGAGAGTTCATAACAACTCTCCTAAATTATGATGGAGTGCTCCCTATTGAATTAGAGCAACTCTTCAACCCTTATATTAACCCTTTACATATACCTCAAGCAGTTATAATAGAGGTTAGGGCTAAGCATGAGGATAAATGGGTCGAACATGGAAGGTATGAAAGTTTTGTCTTGCCTGGTGAAACCTTTGAAGACTGCAATCAACGGCTAATCCAGAGATTTGTTAATAAAACGGGTAGCCCTTGTTTTGTTAAAGTTTGAGCTATTTTTTCATTATCCTCTTTTTTTATTCTTTTTTTTATTTTATTTTTTATTTTTTATCCTTTTTTCATAATCCATCTACTTTTTTTAAACTGCTTTGAGTGTATACTGAAAGCCCCAAAAAAATAAAAGCATACTGGCTTTCAATGAATTTTGATAATTATGAAAACAATAAAAACATTAACCGATGGCACAATCCACTTAACCGCCCCCGTAATGATACCAGGAGCCAAAGACTGTGACTGGGTAAATGGTGAACCTCCATTAACTGTTGAACAAATCCGTGAATTTGCTAAAAGCTATGAAAAATACCAATTCATAGACCACGAACACGGACTCACACGAGACGGTAACAAGATAGGCGTGCCAGTCGACTCATTCTTACTAACAGAAGACACTACCATGACCACACTAGATGGATCACTAAAAAGTTATCCAAGGGGTTCATGGTTTGTCACTTCACATATAACCCAACCCGAAGCAATTGAGACAGCATTGGGTGGTGGTTATACTGGGTATAGTGCTAGTGTCTTCACTAAGTCACGGGCGGACGAGTACCTAACTGCTTTGAAGAGCAAGCCGGATACTCCTTTGCCTTGCAGTTGTAAAGATGTTAGTAGCTCAGGCAACAGTCTGATTAAGGATGTGCCTGACCCAGTAGTGCTATCAGTAAGCCTAGTGCGTAGTCCTTGCTTGCATGATAGCCTATTCTGTGAAGTAAATGGTGATATAATGGAAAACCAAGAAGATGTTAAATCATTAAAATCTAAGGTGCTCTCTGCAATGGGCATGACCGAGGAAGCAGAAGTCCTTGCATTAAAAAGTGAAGTCGCAGATATGCAGGCTACACTTGAACAATTAAAAAAAGACTTCAATGATGCACTCAAAACCCTGCAGGAAGAGTTCACCAAGACTTTAACTGAAGCTTTAACTCCAGTGGAAGAAGAAGAACCAGCGGAAGCTGAAGCCGAAACTGAAGCCGAAGCCCAAGCAGAGAAATCCATGGAAGAACCAGTTAAAGAAGAAGAAGAAGATGAAACCGAAGAAGAAGAAGAAGTAGAAACCGAAGAACCGGTAGCCGAGAAAGGCGAATCCAAAGCAGAACCAGTACATGATAACTTGTCTGCTGAGAAGAGTAAGCCTGTTAATATTTATGAAATCATGGGCAAAAACCCTGATGGAACACGTAAAAAATAAACCCCCTATTTTGAGGTATGATATTTATGGTGAATGAACATATTTTATCCCAAATCGTAAACGAACAAGAACGTGAAGTATTCAAAAGCATGAGAACCGATATGGCTGGAGTAAAAGCATTATTAAACGAGGAACAGTTTGCCACCTTTATGCGTGCTGCTACTATCAGTCAAACCATGTTAGCAGATGCAAGTTTCCGTAGAATGAATTCCACATCTCAAGTGGTATCCAGTACTAAAATCGTTGGCCGTGTATTACAAAACGGTTACGATGCTAACGGTGATACCGAAGACCAATTAACCGAAGCAACCATTGGATTCGGTAAAGCAGAGTTAAACGCTAAAAAATTAAAAGCAAAAACCAGTATCCTCGATGATGATAAAGAGGACAACATTGAACAAGCTCAATTCGAACAAACCCTCTTAACCATGATGGGAGAAGCAGTTGGAGTAGACCTTGAAGCATTAGCGGTCTATGGTGACACCACCAAGACCGGCTTATTCGGTGTTACTAATGGATGGTTAAAAGGAGCAACCAACCACATCGTACAAGGAACCGATTATGATGTAACCACCAAAGGCATTACTGACTTGTTCAATCAAGCATTATACAAATTACCTGAAGCATACAGACAAGCAAACCTCATGAAAGACCTTGTCTTCTATGTACCTTTCGAAGTTTACGAAGCATACAGAAACTTCCTCATTGATCGTGAAACTGGATTAGGTGACAGTTCACTCTTGAATGCTGATGAATTAAAATACAAGGGAATCCCAGTCAAATATGCACCAGTATTGGATGCTGCTGATGGAAGAACTTCCTATGGTAAAGTTGCAGGTTGTGTATTAACTGTGCCTGAGTTCCTTTGGTACGGTGTCTGGAAAGACCTTAGCGTGGAGCCTAATCGCGTTGTCGCAGAGGAAAAAACCGAGTACTTCTACCGTATCAGATGCGATGCAAGTCTCCAATGGACTGATGCTATCGTTGTCGCGGACATGACCGCAGCTGAAGCAGCAGCATTATTATAAGTAGGTGATGTGGTATGGCAGAAAAGAAAACTGCTAAAAAAGCAGCACCAAAAAAACAATCTGAGTTATTACCTTTTGATGAGTTGCCAATAGTGGTAAAACGTAACCGTAAACTTTTATACGAATATATTAGGACTGGAGAATTACCAAACTAAACATCTCCATTCCTTTTAATTATTTTTTTTATTATATGGTGACAATAAATGTGGATTAGTGTAGATGACGTAATCAATTTCACAGGTTTAAAACCAAAGCATTTAAATCTTGAAAAAGACGACACCACAGGATTAAACAACATAGTATCCGATTGGATTAATCAATCACAGGATTTGATTAACATGTACACTAATCGGAACTATACCGACGATAATGTGAGAGATGCCATCCGCAATATCTGCCTACGATTAACATCAAACATGGTAACCCTCGCAATACAAAAACGTGACAGTCCCATTATCAAGGTCAATGACTGGACAATACAAGGATTATCAAGTGACATTTTCACAGATGACTTGAAAGACGATCTAAAACCATTCGTTAAGGATTCTTCAACCGAGCCTGATAGTATTGGTGTGCTCGCAATTACAGGAAGGGATGAATAGATGGCGAGCTTCACCATTGACATCGACACAACAGGATTAACCAGTAAGTTGAGTCCTGATAAGTTGACACAGGCTAAGCAGAAGGGTTTGGAGTATAGCAGTCAGGAATTGATAAGGGTACTGATGCGAAACAGTCCAGTAGACCATGGATTGTTGAAGTCTTGGTTCCTTGAGTCATTGAGTAGTGATGAGGCAGTTATTAAATCACCTGCGGAGTATGCTCAATGGGTAAACGATGGAACCCAACCTTACACTATAACACCAACCAATAAGAAGGCGTTATACTGGGAAGGAGCAGACCATCCAGTAAGGGTCGTGCATCATCCAGGAATAAAAGGAAGGCATTTCGTTGAGGACAGTCTCGCGGATGTTAATGGTCGTTTGGATGGTTACTTCCTACGAGCAATAAGTGAGGTGATGGGATGACTAATATAGTAATTGGAATGGAAACATTACAAACTATTCTAGCCGGATGCATAGAAGCCGAAATGACAGAGGATGGCTTACTCAGTGATGTACAAACCTTCAAAAAGATTTACCTTGAAGAAGAGCACATCGACGAACCATTCATCTGGATGTACCAGCATGAGACACGACCTAACCGACAAGCAGATATAAGTCGGACAATGGAGTTGACTACACCGTTTCAATTCAATTGTGCCGTGTATGAGCCAGAACTCGAAGATGCCAATGAATCCACTATGAACTTGGCGACCCGTGTAATACTATCTGTGCAAAGGAACTGGCAGACAATACAAAACCAGGAATTACCTGGACAAAGGTTGATCCGTAACATCACACTCGAAACATTCTACCCACTTGGGACAGTTGATGTCAATAACAAGTCTGAACGATTGCCAGTAGTCGCCGCCGTCTTGAATGTGAACCATATAATAGATTGGAGATTATGCTGCAAACAACAATTAGGAGAATAATGATAATATGAATAGAGGATTTGGATTAGAAGTCGAAACCACCTACGGAGATACCACTGTCACTCCTTCAAGTTTCGACCCAAGCTTCTGGAACCACGCCGAAAGCGTCGAGTTCAAACTCAACGACGAACCAGTAACCAAAAGCGGCTCATCCAGGATGAATAAGCGTGCCAGAGCAGGGATAATGAAACCAACAGGCTCAACCAGTGCTGATGCTGATTTGCAACAGTTGACTTGGTATTTCCTTGGCTTCCTTGACAATTACAAATACACCGCCGGTAGTGGAAATTACCATACCCACGAGTTTTATGGTGGCGAAGGCAAGGAGTTAACCAGTTTCCGTGCAATGGCCGCTTACGATATGCTCACAAAGTATGTGTACGGACTGCTTGAAGATAAGTTAACCCTGGAAGTAAGTGATGAGAGCATGACTGTTGGTGCTGATTGGATTTACAAGACCGAAAAAGCAACCATTAACGGGGCATTCACCGAGCCTGATGCATTGACTAATGAGGACTTGTTCATCATGTTCTATGATGTGAGCCTTAAATTGAATAACTTGCCAGTTAATGGTGTATCTACTGCTTTCAGTTTTGAGGGTAATAATAACCATAATGTGGATAGTACCATCGGATTAGGCTCAAGGTATCCACAGATGAGAGCGAAGGCAGGTAAAAGAGAAAACAGTATCAGCATCACAACCAGCCTCACAAGCGAGACCGTACGATCCATACTTGACGCGGAGTATGGGGAGGTTGATGCTTTACAACCATCCAGTTGTAAACTCTTGCAAATACCATTAGAGGTTAATGTCAATCATTGCGAAGACCCTAACCTTTCTTGCAAGATTGTTTTCCCAAGATGCACTGTCAGGACCGAATACAATGTTAGCAGTGTGGATAGTATTGAAACCACTCTTACCTTGGAGAGTCTCGGCTCCAATACTGTAACCTTGGCTGATGGCACAACCGAAGTGGAAACCGATATGTACATCAAGCTTGTTAATAACCAGGAAGCTTTAATCAGTGGATAAAGAATTTAATTTCACTAGCAAATATTTTTAGCACCACCATCATTATTATTATTGTGTGGTGCTTTTTTTTTAAACAATTTTTAACGATTATAATGGGTGATTAATGCATGAGTAATAAGGATATGATACAAAAACTAACCCTTGGAACCGAGGACATCCAAACAGTAAACATTACTTGGGAAGATGAAGAATTAGAGTTCAAGTTAAGACCATTAACCAGTGGCGAACTGTCAAAGCTTCAAGTGATAGAGAAAAAGCCGTTACAGATACGGGTTAATATGCGTAATGGTAAAAGGGAAGCCGTCCAGTCTAATATGAATGATGTTGACATCAATACTGGCGAATTCACCGAAGCCCAAGCCGAGGCAATGTACAAGGCAGTAGCCCTAAGCATGAGTGTAGATGGTGAAAAAGTAACCACTGACATGGTTAAAAACATGATCGTGGGGTTACCGGAACTCTTATTCACAGAAGTCATTAATGTAAGCCGTTTAAGTGATAATGACTTGACTATGGTGAAACAATTTCGCAAAAACGAATGAAGCCATAGTACTATATCAATCTCATTGTGATGGTTTACGATTAGTGAGTAATATGAATGAAGGAACACTCTTGCAAAATGCCTTCCTTAACATAATGAGTGCACATAAATACTCGTTCCTTAAAGGATTAGACATAAAAGTCAAAGCCCTTGCGGAAGCCAACGGGGTAAAATTCAAGAAGTGAAACAATATGAGCGAATTAATAGAAATAATACTACAAGCCGTGGACAATGCCAGCAATGTATTCTCATCAGTCACCGACTCGGTCACCGGCATGGCAGACAGTCTATCCAGTACCGCCGACACAGTCAGTTCAGACTTTACGACCATGGAAGAGAATGTGAGTGGCTTCCAAACTGCCGTAAGCAGTATTGACAGTTCAAGCCTTGATGAATTGGCTAATGAACTTGGGATGAGCACCGAAGAAGTCGAACGATTAATCACATCCGGAGCACAAGTTGGAAGCATACAATTCAATGAGGCCGCGGCTGGTGCTGGAGAATTAGAATCAAGTGTGAGTAGTGCTGATACTGCGGTTGAAGACCTTGGCAGCGACCTCGACATCATCAATAGTAGCATGCTCTTGCAATTAAGCGAGCAGGTTGGCCAAGTTGGTGCACAGGCCGAGGGCATGGCTCAGGATATGAATACCGCGGCGATAAGTGTCGGACAATTAGCCACACAGACCGGCATAGCCGAGCCACAAATGGTAAGCCTTATCAATAATATCAGTAATGCTACTTTCCCTAATGATGAAGCCATGATGTACGTTAAAAGCCTTGACCAGATGGGAGTAAGTGCAGAGAACCTTGGAACCAGCGCTACCAATATCGACAAGATAAATGATGCTTTCGGATTGGGTGCACAGACCACTAACAGTCTTGCTCAGGAATTGGGCGTGCTCGGTGTAGATATGAACAATGTTTCATCAAGTTTTAATGCATTGGCTTATGCTAACAGCAATACCGTCGGTGGAATGCAGAACTACTACACATTCCTTAGGAAATATGATAGCCAGTTTAAGGAATTAGGGTTTGATGTAGACCAAAGCTCAATGATTATTGCGGCTGCTACCCAGAAATATGGTGGTGGAAGAGCCGCCCTTAGCGGATTGTCATCTGCATTGGAGGAGTGTGATGGAGACACACGGAAACTGGAACAAGCCCTCGGAATGCAAGCAGGAAGCCTAGACCATGCAAGCGAAATAACCGGCCAATACGAAGGACAATTACAAGCACTCGCGGATGAAGAAGCAGAGCATAAGACCTTGACCGACCAGCTCGGGGCGGCTTGGGAGGATGTAAGCCTAAGCCTAAGCGGAGTATTAAGTCCTCTTGGCAGTTTCGTTGGATTGATTGGCAGTGCCGGAAGCTTCGCACTCCAAATCAATGGTTTAAAGGCTTTGACTGATACAATGAAAGGCTTTAACCTTCAACAGACCATTACTAATGCATTGGAAGGTGAAGGTGCGATTGCTCGTGTAGCATCAGCCCTTGGTATCACTACCGAAGCCGCCGCGGCCGAAGGTGCAACAGTAGCATTCGGAGGTTTAGCCATAGCAGAGGATGCTGCATTATGGCCGATACTTGCAATAGCCGCCGCGATCGCCGCCTTAATCATAGTAGTCTATGAAGTCGGCAAAGCATTCGGCTGGTGGGATGATGTCGGCGGAATGCTCGATGCAATAAGCGCGGGTCTTAACCGTTTATGGGAGGCTTTTATTAATAATCCTGATGTTCAAGCTTTCATACAGGCGATGAATGATGCATGGACCGCCTTATCCGGTGCGGTTCAACCAGCCATAGATGCAGTATTATCTTTCTTCGGTGTGAACATGAGCGGAAACTTCGATATAGTAAGGGCCTTGATTGATGCGATAGGCTTTGCTTGGAATACCATAACTGCTCCGATAAGGTTGGTTATTGGTCTGATTTGGCAAGTGATAAGCGTATTCCAATCACTCGTTAGTGGTCAGATAAGCCTCCAACAAGCAATCATACTAATATGGGGAGCGATTACTGGTTTCTGGAGCACCATACTGACAAGAATATCAAGCCTCCTACTCTCCGTATTCAGTAAGATGGTGAATAATGCCCGACAGAAAGCACAAGCCATCGTAACCGGAGTAATCACCTACATAACAACACTACCCGGCAGGATGACCACACAATTATTAAAAGGAGTTACCAGTATAGTGAATGCTGGTGGCAAGTGGGTAAGCCATGCCAAGACCGAAGCCGGCAAAGTGGTAAGTGGGGTTAATGATAAGTTATCAGGTATCGGCGGCAGCATCACTAGTGCTTTAAGTGGTGTGGTTAATGCATTCACCAAGCCATTCAAAGATGCTTATAGTGCAGTCGCTAAATGGGTAGGCAAAATCAAATCAAAGGCTAGTGAAGTTCCTGTGATTGGTGGTGCTTTTGGTGGTGAGGACCTGCCATTGGGTGGTGCTTATGGTGGCGAAGACCTAACACCATCACAAGTGAAGAGTATTGAGAAGATGGAAATCCACACCACAAATGATGTTAATCTTAATCTGGATCTAAGGAATGTTCCATCTGGTATTGATGAGAATGTTTTAAGGAATGCATTAGTTGAAAGCTTGACTGATAAGAGTGTGTTATCTGTGTTGGTGAATAATAATGATTTCCAAAGTTTGGATAATCGGGCGAAGGCTCGTATCCTTGCAAGGAATAATAGAGCAAGAGGAGTGTAAAGTATGGCTAGTGTGACAAAGTATGCTGGTACTGTGACTCAAACCACGGGCGGTCATTATGTAACCTTCGATTATTTAAGTAATATTCGTAATGCTGCTGAGGATAGTCATGCCGTTTCAAGTATTTTGATTCAGGGTAAGAGCGAAACCAAGAATAGACCTAGTACGATTAGTTGTACTGGTTTTGGTTTTAATCTGCCACTCGGTGCGGAACCTACCAAGATAATTGTGGAGTATCGTCATCGTAAGAACACGGGGAGTGATTATTCCAGTAAGTATCCGAAGCGTGTGGTGAATATTCCTGCACCTACAATTAGTTTGTTGGGTGTGAGTGGTTTTAGTGCGAAGGGTGTTGCACCGACTACATCAATGAAGACTAATACCAAGACTTTTAATGTCAAGGGTAAGATTACCCGTGCACAATTGAATAGTACTGGTTTTGGTTGCCGTATCAATTACCCAACTAATACTAATAAGTGGAATGGTTACTTGCGTGTTAGTTATGTTCGTGTCCGTGTAGAGTATGTCTTGTCTGATTATACTGTTAAGGTTGATGCGGTTGATGGTTTTAATGGTGAAGCTTTTGATGTTACTTTAAGGGTTAGTAATAAGAATTTGACAAGGTATAATCCATCATTGACTTTGACTACACCAGTTGGTTTTAGTTATGAGTCTTATGAGGGAACTGGACGGGTTACCAAGGTTAATAATACGACTTACCGTTGGGAGCCGATGGTGGGTGGTAGTGGCAGTAGTAATGTTACAGTAAGGTTTACACCATCGGTTACTTATCCATCTGGGTCTGATGTTTTCACTGGCACTTTTACTTTGAGTGAGAGTTTGAATGGTGCTAATGCCAGTAAGACTGTTAATATTAGGGAGAAGCCACAGACTAGTGAAGAAACTGGTGAAGATGCACCACCAGTTATTGATGATGACACCACCAAATCATTAACATTTAACAAAGTAACTGCTGGTGAAGTGGTACCTATTGTTAACGAAATGTTTGACAGTGCAGATAAGGTTATCTTCGCTTTCCAAGTGGGTAAGGACAACGAAATAATAGCCAGTTCATCTGCACGATACACCACAGACCTAATCAATTATTATACGTTCACTAACGGCCCTTTCAGTATTGGTTATATAGGCTGGTATTCTAGGCCTACTGAGCCTTGGCTTGCTTTCAAGTTCCCAAACGTAGAACATTTGATGATAGAAGTCTACGATGCAGTTTACCTTGAGGACCACCCAACAGCAGACCCTGTCAGAAATTATAGTGATTATAATAACAAGTCTCCTGTTGCTACGTTATACTTTGACAGTATCCCAACAAAAGGAGAGTTAACCATTCCTAACTTTACTTTCCTTTCATTATCCGAAGAAGAATTTGACCGACTCGGTACTGGTTACCCGTATGTCCTGCAATCCGATGTCAAACATACTACAAGTGATGGTTATGAGAGGGATTGGTACAAGAATAATCGTTTAGCCGTCTTTAACAATGCAATCAGTGATAATATAACCATAACCGAGACTACTGACCCCGAGACTGGCGAAGTAACCGAGACCATAACAGACTCAACCGATTATGCTAATTTAACTAATGCGGAAATCTTCAATAATGCCGAATACTGGTCTAATGCACCAACCACTGTGAACGAGTACAACAACCTAGAATGCGAATTCACCTACAACGAAAACTATCCATTATACCTAATATTCACTGGCGACTACCCAGAAACAACCACCCTTGGTTATGATATGGGTACAATAACCCACAATAATCCCGCAATTATCGAGAAATCAGTGTATAAGGGCAGAGAAGCCACTGGAAATTATCCCGAACCAATCAGTAACCTACTCGATGAGAACATAGCCGAAACCAGTATACCAAACCTCGACACCACAGAAACAATCATACTCTATGACTTCCCATTAGAAGAAGAGTACGGAACCGACGAAACACACAGTATCCGTGGAATCGAAGTAACAGGCACAATCGAACAAGCCGATGAAATGGTCTTATCCGCAAAACTCGTAAGCCCATCAGGGGAGACCGGCGAAAGAACAATCATAATCAATAACCAAGACACTATCGACTCCCAAACCGAATTCAAGTTCGGAGGCTTAGGTGATTTATGGGGCTTCCAAACCACCGACCTAACAAGCCTCGAAGACTGGGAAGTCCAAATCTTCGCAAATAACATATTATTAGAAGAGGAAGCCAACCTAAACTTCGGCGACATACGAGTCGGCTTCTATATCGAACAATTGCAAGAGCAACTGATTAATGTTAAAGTCAATGGAGAAGACCTGTCATATTATGGTGCTTTCATAGAAGATGCTAAAATACCGGAGGGATTAGACACAGACACAAGCTTCTTGTCAATTGATGGAACCGATACCAATGATGCCTACCGACAAAACATACGAGAAAAGGAAATTGAACTCGAAATGAGCATCGGCGAATGCGACCTACAAACATCAACTGATATGCTCAGACAACTAACCAAACTATTAGTAAATGAAAAAGACGAGTACAACCGACCAATACCAAACACGATCGAATTCAGTCATTATCCTGATGTCTACTTCGAGTATATTATGACCGACACAATGGACATAAGCACAAGTGCAGGCTCCTATAATATCAAAGCCAAACTCACAATACCAGCAGGTACAGCCTATTCCAAACAAAACACCAGTACCAATATTACCGGCTTTGTACAAGGAATAGCATCAGTTAATCCAGTCATAAGCCTAAAAGCACAAGACAATGTAATCACCTTACAAGAAACTGTTACCGGTCAAAAATTCACTATTGGATATGATGGAGACTGGCAAACTGGTATTGTTGAGATAGATTGCGAAGAACGGAAAGTCTACCACCGGACTAATGAGGACGATACAGAACCAACCGACCTAAGCAAGTATGTGGACTTTAATAGTGATTGGTTTAATCTGCACGGAGAGTATAATTTCAATGCAAGTGGTTGTACTGTCCGAAAGGTAGAATTCACGGAGAGATGGTAAAATATGGGATTAACTATTGTTGTAATGACTGGTGACGAGGAATTCCTACGATTCCTCGACCCAGAACTCTGCGACCTTGTAGAAACACACGAACAAGGGGGCTTACGCTCACTTGATTTCACCTACCAGTTCCAAGACCTGCACGAAGACAAGCAACTATTCCGAATCGGCAACAAGGTCTGGATAAGTGGCGACAATAATCTAACAGATTGCTTGTATGTCATAAATACACCAGTCGAGACAGATGTATACCAGGAAAATAGTTTCCATACTGAATTGGAAGAAGTTCTTGTAGAATTGAATTATGCTCCATTATTCACACAGAACGAACTAACAAGTAGTAATGGTTTTGATGTAAGTGTAACAAATGGACAACAAAGCGTAAACATCGACTACAACGCTTTACACTATTGGTTCGGCGACTGGTTCAACATCGGAGTAGTACAATATGCAATGAACAAAGCCTACAACCATATCAGCCTGAATGGTACAATTAACTTGATGGCATTGTTAAGGTATATTGAAGAAGAAACCGGTAATGTCTTTGTTACAAGGTATGAGAAAGACCAACTCAATAATACAATCCATAGGTATTTGGATTTCTTGAATCCGATAGATGTAAGCAAGAACTGGCAACTCAACATCGAATACGATTTCGTAACCGAAAACAACACAACCCCAGAAATCTACGATACTGATGGAAACCCAACAACCGACACCTACGAAGACGTCGAAGAAGAAGATGATATCGTAACATTTGATGATGGAACACCATTACTGAATATAGATCCAACAGTTACAGAACTCCGAATCACTAACTCTGATGGTGAATTGTTGAATAGTGATGGTGAAATCTACAAAGAAGGAGATACTGCTTTAAGTTGGAATGCAGAAACAGTTGGCCTTGATGGAACAGACCCGAATGTAGTAATCGTGTTAAGTATGAATCACGGCACACTTGGAATGGAAATCAAGGGTAAAAGCTTCGCCGTCGCACCCTCAGATGTGTGCGGTGTTCAACCTAAAAGCTTCATTAGTATCGCGGATGACCCTGATACAATCGAGGACACCACTATCCCAGATGATAGTTATTTCACCATTTATGATACTGAAAACGAGTTAATCTTGTATATGACTTGTATCAATCGTGAAATCGGACACGTACACGAGGAAGTATTGGATTTCGGTTTTAACTTGGAGAATGTGCAATTCGAGACAGATGAGACCGAAACATTCACCAGCATAAGCCCAATCCTAAGCCTTGATGACAATAATGGTCTTACAAGGAATGACATGAACAACATCATAACAGCGTGGAAAAACCTATCAGTCACCAAGGGCGAAACAATACCAATGATAATCGAGAAGGTGCAGATACAAGCAAATGACACCAGTATGGCACAACAACAAATGGGAGCATCCAGTAAGAGTAATTTCTGGCAAAGACCATACCACCCACAAGACCAAGTGGACACACAAACCGCATCTAATAGTCAATGGGAGTATTGGAGAGCCACCGCCTACTGGAAAGCACCATATAATAAACTGAGTGGTGATTTGCACGTAAGCACAGAAAACATTCCTAACATGGAGTATACCACCGTCTATGGCAATCCTGATGTCCGTGACGATTTCTTGTTGAATCGTCCGAAGATGGGAACCGTTGAAACAAGCGACGAAGTAGCATTGGCGATTTATAATGATGTTGCAATGAAACTCAAAGAAAAAAGTACAAGGGAATTCAATATCACCGTGGATGTCGCTAACCTACGGAAAGAAGGAAGCTTCAACGATTACGAACTGCATGACAAGGTGTATGTGAAACTGCCGGATTATTCCGAGCTTGTTACTGCCCGTGTAGTCAAGACTAGTAAGGAGGCTCATGATGTAGCCAAAAACACTATTGAGTTATCCAATTATAGTTTGAATAATATTAAAGCAGTGACCAAGGAAACCAGTATCCTTGCAAGCAATGTTTCATTTAAATATCCGAACGAGAAACTATACAGCGTTAGGCTTGAGAATTTGGATTATGACGAGACTGATACATATAGCACACAATACTTGGCTAATAAACTGGTTACTTTTGCCTTGTACACTGTCAAGGATAATGGCAGTAGTAAGACCTTGACCAAGCACACCTACAATCGTTTGACCGATGCAAATGGTTATGCAAGGTTGAACCTGCAATTTAATCCAGGGGATTATGAATTAGTAATCAGTTTCGGTGGTGATGAGGAATACGAAGAAGCCACAAATACTGTCCAGGTCAATGTAAGCGGTACTATGGAGACTCCGCCGAAGCCAGTTGATACCCAGAAGAAAACCCCTGCGAATTTGAAGCAGAAAACCACAAAGAAAACCAGTAAGTCTACAAAGAGTGTAAAAAGGTATTACAGTAAGTATGGTGTATCGCCTGATGGAAAGTACCTGATGGCTATTGGTCGGCCAAGTGCTAGTGGTGAACTTGCAAAATATGGTTACAAATTCTACAAGACAGTATTCAAACGAAAATGTCCATTCTGCGGCTCAAAGGAATTGTATTGGAGTATATTCTGGGCTGGTAACGAGTCAGCGAACTGGGGTAAATTCCCAGCCACAGGAAACCGCGAAGGAGGCTCCGCCGAAGGCCATATCTTCTGTAAAAAATGCGATGCCGATTTTTCAACAATTACTGGTGCAAACCATGGAAGCAACCCTAAAAAGTTGAAAATGTACAAGAAACCAGTAATAAGCAAGAAAACCGAAGCCTACACCCTTAAAAAAGGGAAAATGTACTACGACACAATAACAAAGACCGTCAAAGCCAAGAATGTCGAATCCAACAAAACAAGAACCGCGAGTTACACGATCAATAAGAACCTTGTGCAATTAGCCAAAAATATTGTTGGAAACAGCACAGGTCTTGCAGCTGCCAAGAAGATAGCCGCTTGGTGCGGTAACCGTAAGAACCTTGATTATGAGAATTATGCGAATTTCAAACGTTCACCCACCTATGTGGCTAAGGTGAAGGCTGCTAATTGTTGTGACAGTACACGGTTTATGTTTACCCTTATGGATGCGGCTGGTTGCACCGAAACATTAAGGTTGGAGTATGTGCATACAAAGAATGGCATTAACGGTCATGTCCTCGGCAAGATTACCACTATTAGCACGGGGAAGTGGCGGTATGTGGACCCTGTCTTGAAGAGTAGGGCTCCGTGGGGTCATCATTTGAATAATCCGAAGTATGGTAATGTTCCTGGGACTATTCATAGTTATCAAGGTCCGAATTATCCTAATGGTTTCTTCTAAAAAAAAGTAGTATTGGAGTGTGAATTAAAATATGGTTGAGAAAATCCTAATAAGCCCAGCCCGTTTAAGGTGCTATGGGAATGTAATAAGTGAGCATAGTCTTGAAGATTATGAGTTGAACAAGAGTATTCTCGTGAAGATGACTGACACTATCGATGGTGTGTTGCAGACTGTTTATCAGTTCGGCTACACATTGTATGGTTTCATCTTCGGCGTGGATACTGGGTTAAAAGAATTGTATGTGCAGACCGAGAATACGGGATTGTTAAGCTTCGGCTTGACTAATAAGAGTTTGTACGTGGAAACAAGCAGTGAGGATATGACTTGCAGTATTGGTGTAAATGAGAAGAGCGTGTATATTGAAATAGATGAGGTATGATATGTATGAGTGAAAGAAGCAATGTAAGTATAAGTGAAATTTTAGGCGATAATTATTACATTGACAAGTTAACCAGTAATGATTACAGTCCTAGTGTAGGCGATACCGTTACAATCACATTAAGTGTCAAGGATGTGTTCGGCGACCCTGCCAATGGACAGACTAGGACTGTTACTTGTACTGGTGGCAGTTTTGTTAGTATGAATGGTACTAGTATTACTGCATCAAGTAGTGTTAGTGTTACTACTGGTAGTGGGGGTACGGTTACTTTGGGTTTGAGTGTATCTGTGGTGGATAATATCGTTGTGTCTGATGGTAGGTGTGATTGTGTTGTCAGTTCGTTAAGCGACAGTATAACGAACATCTACGAAGCAAGTGGAACATTAACCACAAACAATTGCTTCACTTTTCGTACAAATCTTGGCAATTTTCGTAGAGTAGGTAATGTTGTGCAGTTTGAAATGGGTGACAATGTCAAAGCAACAAACAAAACTACAATAGGTGCAGCCTACACTTACTTGACTATCCCTGATGGTTTCAAACCAGTACAGAGTATGTATATGCAGAATATGTACTGGTTGAATAATGAGAAAGAGCATCAAATAACCTTTATCGCTCAACCAAATGGACAGTTAAATGCAAGAGTATGGTGGATTAACAGTACCACTCAAGATGTCGGTCTAATGATTGGAGCGACTTGGATAACAAATGATGACTACCCAAGCCAGTAATCAGATGACAGTTTAGACAAAAAAAGAAATGATAGGATTAAGGATTATGCCACGAATAAAAAAAACAGATATTATCAAAGAAGCCGTTGAAATAAAAAGTTTTATTGAAACGAATAAGAAACTGCCCAAATATTGTACTATTGATGGTAATCAGTATAGTGTCTACACTACTGCTTACTTGATAAGCCGAACCATCAGCAACCTTAAAGCAGATAATTTTAATGTTAAAGCAATTGGCAAGTCTAATCAAGGATTTAGTGTGAAACTGAATGAGAATTGCAGTAAAACAACCTACCTTGATATGATAGGTAGGTTTAATGATTACTGCCACAAAAACAATCGTGTACCAGCATACATAGTAACCATAAGAAACAAATCCGATTTTACCACATTCCTATATGGCATCTCTAAAATCATAGTATACTACAAGGAAAATAAGGTTTTGCCTAACTCTTGCTTGTTTACTAGCAGTTACATTGATGTAAATAAAAAGGAGACTACAAAAACAAAAACCGAACCAAGTAAACCTACATCAAGTAATGCAAACCTTGAAGTTTACACCAGTAGCCCACATTACACTAATACTGGTTGCAACAACCTAGGACAATGCACAAGCTATTATTGTGGTGTTCATAGTGTCCACCAAGTATTGCGGAAGTTTGGCATAACCAAATACAACGAAAACAAGTTAGCGGGGTGGGCAGGAACCACAACCAGCGGTACCGACCATCAAGGCATACTTACTGCCATAGCCAAAGCAAGCAACGGCAACCTAAAAGCGAAGTGGATTAATTTCAGTAGCCTAGGCAAGAATACTGATGAACGATTTAAAGCCCTTGGAAAACTAATCAATCGGTCTGATACTGATTGCATAATACACAACCTATACCGACTCAAATATGGTCACTATGAAACAATCCACAAAATCGACCACACCAACAAAACCGTATATGTCTTAAACAGTCTAGGGGATAAGTGTGGCACAAACAGTTACTGCGGATACATCGAAAAAAGAACCTACAACGAATACTCCAAGTATATCGCAAACACACCAGCCAACCAACCAAGCATATGCCTAATCACAAAAAAATAATGATGCTTATGACAATACAAAAAATCCTAATAAACCAAAAAATAGCCAACCGACTATATGATTGCCTGGGCGATCATAAACTCGTGATTGAATACCAAGCAAAAATCAATGAAAGAAACCATAAGGAGAATATTATTAATAAGAGTGATATTGTCTTTACGGATGAGAATGGGAACTATGTACAATAATAATGAGGTGAAAGAATTGAGTAATCATACTGGAAACATATCAACTATCGTGAAAATGATATTATTAACCGTCCTCCCCTATATCATAGCGGATAGTCAGACCCAAGACCAAGTAATAAGCATAATACTTGCAATAGTGGGTCTTATTATTGCTTATGTTGATGCGAAGTATCCGAATACATTGGCTTTCCTTGATAATGCTCCAACATTGGAGGAGCCGGCACAGGTCGGTGAAATCAGACAACCAATCATCTTGAACGAGGAGTATATTACTCCAATCGAGGATGTGGACGAAGAAGAAGATACTGGATGCTAAAACCCATAAAACTTTTTTTTTACTTTTTTTACCTTTTTTTTATTACTTTTACTCCCTTTTTTTATTACCAACATCCCATTTTATAACCAAAAAAGGACAAAAAATTAGGTATCCCATACACATTTGATAAAAAAGTCAGATAAAGTTAGGATAAAACAAAACTTACATATTTAATAAACACCCATTTACAATAACTTTACCAAAATACTTATCAAATGCTCTCACTTATTTTATAAAAAAACAGACAGACAAACATAAGGAATG